TCAATCCTGCCAGCAATAATCATACCAGACCCACTCATTTTTGGTGCATCATATTCGTAAGCAATGTCCATACACTCCTGTATCACCCGTTGGGCGATTTCATAATGTTCGCTTTCGGGGATAATGCCCATACTCCGGATTAGTTCGCGAATTTTAGGATTAGGTTTCACGGTTTACTCCCAACAGGTCACGGATCAGTTGTTTCTTATCTTCAATATTCATACCCATACCAAAGTGTTCTTTAATCTCTTGGATACATTGTTTGCCGCCGTTCAACCAAGTGTCCACTGATTTGGGAACAGGATCACTAATAACTTGTTCACAACATCCTAAACATTCCCTGACAATCAACTCGGCGAATTTTTCGTTAATCAAATCCTTAACATGATAAGAATCAGTATTAAGGCGCGAAACATCGCCTTTTGTAACGTCGTCAGCAACAAGTTTCAAAGCCTGTTTAGCCAGTTCTTTAATTCGTTCGTTCATTCTTTAACTCCAAAATGTTTTTCAAATCTATCAATCCAATCTTGTAGTTGGCTAATATATCCCCAATTAGTTTCCGAAGCATCACCAGTGTCACAATCATCCTGACATTGCCTCATCATATCACACATTTCTTTCACAATCAATATAACAAATTTTTCAAAATCATCTTCCAAAAAAACATATTGTTTTCTACCTGTCATCATTTTATGAATAATAACACCATCAACACTCTTAACAAGTTCTTGAATTCTCTCGTTCACACTAAATTATCCTTTATCCAACCAATAACAGTCCATTGTTTCACGACAAAAGTTCCATCACCAAACACAGGGTTGTTAAAATCATTCAATATTTCAAATGGATTATTTGGATCATTTAACCTAACTCCATGTTCTTTACAGAAACCAATCAATTCATCCCTATCATAGAAAATCTTACTTGGACCGTGAATGCCTGGCATATTAAACTTAAAAGTATTTCTCCACAATCCGATATCTCTAGGATAAAATGTTATCATTTTTTAACTCCGAAATATGTTTTTACTTTGGCAAATCAAAATGATCTTCAATGGCAATTGATACTGGATAATTACGAAATTTGAATTGAGTTTCGTCCGCTACTTTAGCACATTCCTTAATAATCAACTCGGCAAACTTTTCCAAATCTTGTTGTTTATTTTTCATATGTCGTGTTTCAACTACTGGACCAATCTCTTTAGGCAATAGACGAGCCTGTTCAGCCAGTTCTTGGATTCGCTTGTTCATTCTTTGATTCCATATTCATTTTTTAAATCATCCAATGCTTTACGAATCTTTTCTGCAACCGGACGATATTTTACAGGATGAATAGATTGATATTCCCATTTCATACCACCCCATACACGACTTCCATTCAACAATTTGTCAACCTCAATAAGAATTTTAAATCTAGGATCATTCCACATTCTAGTTACATTATCAGGAAAATTTGTCTTGTTCATTATTTGTTATCCATCATAATTCGTAAAGTATCACGTAACTTACACCATTCACTATGCTCAATATACTTAACATCAGGCTCTGGATCACTATAACAATATGCATCATAATAACTACAAGTTTTTGCCTCTAATGTAAGCATATCAATCTCGAAAACCATTCGATCAGAACATCTAACCTTTGTTTTCATAATCAAGAAATAACAACAATCCGCCCAGTATCTTTATAGATAGCATCCTCAAGCATTTTATTCACAATACTTTTATGCCCCAAATTAATTTCATCAGCCAAACGATTGAAATTAATCGGCATTTTAGGAATAAGATTCCGACGTTCAACCTCATCCATCAAATCTTCATCATCAAAATCTTCAATGTCAACATCAACATCAACATATTTGCTTACAGTTTTCATTGCAAATCTCCATGTTATATAATCATTTTATCAAATAAACAACCAATTGTCAAGTGATTTATAAGTGTTTGAATTTAAAGAATTTTATTGGCATCCTGCATCAAAATATAGTTAATATATGCAACTGCACCATCTTCATTATCAAAATATCTAACAATACATTGATCAGTAATCATTGAAAATACAATTAAAAGAATATTGTTTTCAAAAATAGAAAATTTAATAATCCAATTATTCTTCATAACTGGATTAAATATCTTTATTCGTGATTTAGAAAATTGAGGATTCTTCATTTTTATATTTAGAATCCTCAATTCCTATCATTTAATTGATGTGTAAAAATCCGTTGCAGATTTTACAATAGATTTAGCAAATGCAGTTTCAGCATTAATATAACTATCAATCATTTTTGTCATATCTTTATCAGAAATAAATGTTTTTGCAATTTTTGCTTTGGTGTTTTGTGTAAAATCAATAAATGTATTAAATTGTTCCATTTTATTTCTCCTTATTTAATAATATAATGTTTGTTGGCATTTTTAAGACACATCAGTTTTGCTTCTTTTATTGCAGAGATTAATTGCTTGAAAAATTTTTTAGTGCGTTCCATTTTTGCTCTCCTTTTTATTAAGGACCTTTATTAAGCATCCTCACCAATATTTAGTAAGAAAAAATGTGCAGTTGCAGCATGAAAATTATAATTTACCTAAAATATGTGAACCATGAATACGACAATTTATGATACCATTATAATACTCATCAGATTCTAATACTTTCCGCGCAAATTGTTCACGGGCTTCCACATAAGAACATTCAGCTTTACTTTTACAATAATAGAGAATTTCGCGGATAAATTTATCTTTACCTAATGCGTCTATATCTGCTGTAAGATTTGGACTTGAACCATAATAAGTTTGCCAATCGCTGTCCACTTTGGAACGAATTTTTTTCTTTTTCTTTTTACCATTCTTCAATGTAACAGTTTTAATTTTTGTTTTGGAAAACTTTGCTAACTTTTTTCCAATATATTTTCTGTTGTCAATTGTATTTGTTATACAATATACAAAACCTATACAATCATCAGGTAATTTTGTTATTATTTCATCATGATAATACCACACATCTACTCCATTTTTTGATCTATATCCTCTAATATATAGTCACCACAAAAAACGCAATAGGTTGGATTTGATTCACATTTTTCTTCATCAAAATTTATTTCATATTCACTTTCACATACTATACATTTATATTCATTAATCGGCATTTATTATTTTCTCCGTAAAAAAAAGGGGAAGAAATTAATCTTCCCCTTTATATATCATTCAATTATTTTAGAATGATTTTGCTACAGATAAAACAACTGCATTTTTATAAAGTTTTTGGTTATCAACTGTATTTGCTGCAATTACATTTGAACCAAATGCTTTATTGGTAAAATAATGTGCACCGACATCCCAACCTTTATAACCATATGTTGCACCAACTTTATAATCGGTATAATTCAAAGAATCATTACCTGCAACTTTAGTGCGACCCACATGTGCATTTGCAGTTAGACCGGAAACAAATGGAACAGGTACATTTGCATCTGCTTGATAATATTGTGAACCAACACTATTTGCAATACCGAAATAATCACTAATGCTACGATTATATTTTACACCAATTGGCCCAGCAGTTAAACCAGCATAAAGTTCATTGGTATCAAATTTTTTGTTGGTTGCTGTTGCTGCACGTTGATAATAATAATTATAGCTACCAACATCAACTGTAACACCTTTTACAACTTCAAGTTTATAACCACCATACAAATCACTTTCCATTCCTGCACCTTTGGTATATAGATCGGAACTAACAGAACTATTCCAGTTACCGATATATGCACCTTTCAAACCATATTCAACACCACCTTGAATTGCGCGGGCATTTTGTGTTTGACTAATTCCACGGAATCTATAATCTGATACCAAACCGGCATTTCCAGTAAGACCATCAGCAAAAACAGAACCTGAAATCATCAACAATACCATAAACAATACTTTTTTCATATTTTCTCCTAAGTTAGTTTAAACCGCTTTGCACCAAACATCTTCCCAACTTCCTGATAATGCACCTTTTGCATAGTCTGTGGCACGATTTTCAAAAAAGTTGGTATGTGTCGGAGCATTTACCATTTCTTCAACCCAAGGTAGCGGGTTCTTCTTCACTTTGAAGATTCCCTTGAGCCCTAGACCGATCAACCTCCTATCTGTAATGTAACGAATATATTGCTTTACATCATCAGCAGTAAGATTCTCCATCACACCCATATTAAAGGCTAAATCAATAAACTGATTTTCTAATTCAACCATACGTGTTGCTATTGTATATATCTCACCTTTTAATTCATCATTCCATATCTCTTTATTCTCCTCAATATAAGTCCTAAACATCTTCGTCATACCTTCACAATGCATCGTTTCATCAACAATACTCCATGTCACAATCTGACCCATCCCTTTCATTTTACCATGTCGCGGAAAATTTAACAACATAATAAATGATGAAAATAATTGCATACCCTCAGTTAATGCAGAAAATACTGCAATATGTTTTGCTGTATTTTCTTTTGTTCCATTTTTATTTGATATATCTCTCACATAATCATGTTTCTCTGCCATTTCTTTATATTTCATAAATTCATTATACATCGAATCTGGCATACCAAGAGATTCAATTAAATGTGAATATGCTGCAATATGTAATGCTTCACGGGCTGCAAAACCCATTAACATCATTCTTATCTCAGGCTGAGGGAAATAAGGCAAATAATTACGAACATAACCACCAGCAACATCAATATCACCTTGGGTAAAGAATCGGAAGATTTGTGTAAGAAAATATTTCTCTTTTTCATTTAACTTTAATTTCCAATCTTTAATGTCCTCAAGCATCGGAACTTCGGTATGCATCCAGTGAGATTGTTCATGTTTAAGCCATGCATCGTAAGCCCAAGGATAGGAAAAGGGTTTATAGTGTAACCGTTCTTCTGTTAAATTAATTTTTTTCTTCATAGATTTCTTTTCCATATTTAGCTTCAAGTTCTCTTATATCCATTGCAGCATCAGCAACACCATGCCAATCTTCAAGAAAAACTTTCAACTTTAGATATTGTATCATAATTTCACGTTGTTGTATATAAGTCATCGCATTATTACCCTTATTGTAATCCAATTTTTTTCCATTCCGAGATAATTTTATTTTTAACTTTATCTGGCATAGGAACATAATCTAAATCCAATGCCATTTTATTTCCATTTTGATAAGCCCAACTAAAAAACTTTAAAACTTCAATAGTATTTTCTTGTTTTTTAGTGTTTAATAATATAAATGTTGCTCCTGTAATTGGCCAACTATCTTTTCCTGGTTGGTCAATCAACAACAAATAATATCCGGGTGCTCTATCCCATTGAGCATTTGCTGCTGCTGCTGAAAATGTTTTGTCATCTGGACTTACAAAATATCCATCCTTATTTTGCAATAAAATATAAGACATTTTATTTTGTAATGCATAAGCATATTCAACATAACCTATTGAACCATTCAACTTTTGAATATAAGATGCAACACCTTCATTTCCTTTACCAGCAACACCTGTTGGCCATTTAACAGATGTTGATGCACCAACTTTATCTTTCCATTCATTATTTACTTTTGACAAATAACTTGTAAAAATAAATGATGTACCTGAACCATCAGACCTTGAAACAACGGTAATATCTAAATCGGGTAATTTTATTCCTTTATTAATTTCTGCAATTTCAGATGCATTCCATTTTTTAATTTTACCTAAAAATATATCAACAAGAATTTTATTTGTTAATTTAATATCACCAGATTTTATATCTTTCAAATTAAAAACAGGAACAACTCCACCTATAACAACTGGAAATTGAATTAAACCTTCTTTTTCTAATTGTGACATTTCAAGAGGAGCATCTGTTGCACCAAAATCAACTGTCTTTGCAATGATTTGTTTTATACCACCACCCGAACCAATAGATTGATAATTTATATCAATACCAGTTTTGTTTTTATATTCTTGTGCCCATTTAGAATATAATGGATATGGAAAAGTAGCACCTGCACCCGTTATCTGTCCATAAACAACCGTTGTAAACAAAATCATTAAAGTAAATATAATTTTTTTCATATTCTCTACCCTTCGCATGAAAGACAAACATCATCATCTTTAGCCAAAGATTTCAAATCAATTTCTTCAATAACTTGACGTTCAATCTTTTTTGAAACTTTATCAGCTTTAGCTAATTTCTCACTACGACAATAATAAAGTGTTTTTAATCCTTGTTTCCAAGCCTGGAAATGAACAGCATGTAGATATTTAATATTTACATCTGGTCTGAAAAATAAATTAAGGGATTGCGACTGGTCAATGTAATCTTGTCGGCTAGCTGCATGGTCCACAATCCATCTTTGGTCAATCTCCATTCCAGTTTTGAATATTTCTTTTGTGTCGGCATCAAGTATCTCCAAATGCTGGACTGATCCATCGTTAGCGATAATGCTGGACCAGATTTCATTGTAGTCGAGTTTTGAATCTCCATCGCATTTCTCCTTGATTATCTTGTCTAAAAATTTATTCTTGTTTAAATGTGCACCACTCATCGTATCCTGTCTATACGCATTTGCTCTCCATGGCTCAATACTAGGTGATGTATTACCCATCAATATAGATGAAGATGCATTTGGTGCTATCGCCATAACATGTGAAAATCTACGACCAGTTCCTCTTGCATCAGGTGCTTCACCACGTTCTTTACCTAATTCAAGATTTGCTTCATCAAGTTTCTTTCTAATATGTTTAAACATTTTAATATTTGCAGATGTTGCTAAAGCAGATTCCCATGGCAAATTGTTTTTCTGAAGATATGCATGATATCCCAAAGCACCAACACCAATTGACCTTTCACGTTTTGCTGAATATTTTGCTCTTGCAATAGGTTCAGGTGCATGTTTAATAAAATAATCTAAAACATTATCCAACATTTCAGCAACATCTTTTAAAAACAATGTATCTTTACGCCAATCATCATAATACTCAAGATTAACAGATGATAAACAACATACTGCGGTTCTCTCTTTATCTGTTGGTAAAATAATTTCTGAACATAAATTTGATTGTCGAATTTTTAAACCTAGTTTCTTTTGAAAATCAGGTATTTTACGATTTGATTCATCAATAAAATGTAAATAAGGTTCACCAGTATGCATACGCATTTCAAGAATACGTTGCCATAATTCTTTTGCAGAAGTTTTATCACGTATTTCACCTGAATTTGGATCAATTAAATTCCAAGTATCATCATAATTCGGATCCAACATACATTTTTCAATAATTTCCATAAAATCATCGGTAATATTGATACCATGATGGAGATTTAAACAACGCATATTTTGGTCACCTGTTGGTTTTCTTATTTCTAAAAACATAAGAATATCAGGATGAGAAATATCAAGATAAGCAGCATAGGAACCACGACGAGTACGACCTTGACGATAAGCCAAAGAAGAAGCATCGTAAGTCCTAAGATGAGGAAGAACGCCAACAGACTTATCATCAGAAGCACGAATACCAACACCGATTCCAACTCCACCACCCAACATTGAAAGCCAATTTACTTCCGAAAGAGTATCAACCAAACCTTCAGCACTATCGTCCAAATAAGGAAGAAAACAAGAAATAGGAAGACCACGCTTACTACGACCAAAACTAAGAATAGGTGTGCTATAAGATAACCAATGTTTGCTACTATATTCATAAAGTCTTTGAGCATGTTCTTTATTCGATCCAAATTGTTTTGAAACATAAGCAAATCTTTCTTGAGGAGATTCTTCATCATCCTTCATATAACTTTCTTTTAATCTTTTTAAACCTAATTCATCAAATAATTTATCTCTTGTATAATCTACTTTAATACCATGAATCATTTCTTCCATTACTTATCTCCAGTTATTATTGTTTTATGTCTGCTACAAATGAAATACTATATCTTTTTTCCTTAAAATTTATAAGAGGTGTTACAAAATGTTCAAGTGATGCAGGAAACAATATCAACATTCCTTCGCGTGGATGAATATATATGTCACCACCATTAAACAACTTACTATCAAACATTCTTGATTTCGTTAAGTTCTTTATTACCTTTGCAGGATCACGTAAAACCAAAACTCCATCAGCAGTAACAACAGTTGATGCAATCAATAATTTACTACGATCAAATTCATCAAGATTTATATTTTCACTACCTTCACTCTTTGGATAATAAACACCACTCCATACAACATCACCATCACCATGTATATGAGGCTGTGACCATCCACCAGATTTCGTTATAACATTCGCCCAAAGACCATACACATGTATCTTATCATGATATTCTTTTTTTAAATCAAGATTAGTCAATATACCTGTAACTGCTTGTCTGAATATTTCTTGTAATTTACCAAAACCAGAATATTTATTTTCTAAACCAGATTCAGATTGCCATGCAGAATCATTACCAGAAAAACTTCGTCTTGCTGTCTTATGTGTCTGCATTTCTTGTTCAATTTCAACAATCAATTGTTGATTCAGATTCCTACTCTGCTCACCAAAATTAATATAACCAATCGGTGTAGAAAATAAAGGTATAATCTCCAAAAAATTGTTATTAGACATTTACAAATTCAGTTATCATTGGAAATATTGGTTCAATCACATTTGCACATGCCAAAGCAACTTCCCGATGTTCCTTTTGTGTACCATTTCCACTTCTCAAATCAATATAATGTATCCACGATCTTACTGTGCCTGCCATATACAATCTTGATTCTGTCATACCTTCAGGCAATACAGCGCGAGCCTGTTCTTTTGCAATACCTTGTTCAATTGCCCATTGATATGCTTTTTTTGTAATATTGATAATCTCTTGCTGATATACTTCCCAATTATTTTTCAATTCAACATCATCAACTTCAATACTATTTTGCCGATTCTTTGTATCTTGTAATCTTGCCTCTTTCGTTTCAAATTTCAAATCTTTTGTAGGATCAGCATACCGTTGACTAAATTCCTGAAAAGAAAAACTACGATGACGAAGAATCTGTCGAGCAATATCACGGGTTGTTGTGATTTCTAAACAAATTGAAACAGTTTCAAATGGACTCCAATGTTTATTTTTAATCAAATAACGAATCAATTTTTCATTTGTTTCAACATTACCTTGATTGCTTGGATTTGATACTCTTGCACAAAATGCAATAATGTCTTGTAAACTTTTACCTTCACAACGACATCCTTCAGGTTGTTGACTATAACTAATTAATTTCACTTCCATTATAATATTCCTTCTTCTGTTTGTTCGGGTGATACAGATTCTGCTTCTGATTTTCTATAAACATATTCTATCTTTGGAACATAAGGAAATGTTATTGGTTGATGACTTTCACCACACGTATAATATGATTTATATTGTTCATCTTTTGTTCCACACCATTCCCAAAATACTTTAGCTTCAATGTCATATGCTTGTCCATTAAATCTATTTTTATCTTTAAATACATGACTACAACGATTGTTTTGATATGAACCTTCATTAACTTCATTCCATTCAAAATCTTCACCTGTCAATGGCGCAACAGGTTCAAATTTTGCCAATTTTTGAAACAAATCTAAAGCATATGGTGCAGATGAACCAGAATGTCCTTCACCGTTAAAAACATTCAATAGTTTTAAAACATGTTTACAAATCATTTCCTGCATATCATCTTTAAAATTATTGTTTTCATCAACCCAACCAGCAGCACGAAATTCTATCCATGCATGTTTTTCATAATTATTCATATTATACCTTTTTAATGAGTTCATCAATACTTTTAACACATTCATCTATACTTTTATGCGACAGTATAAAATCTTTAGAAAAAGTTAAATTATATAATCTTACTCTATCACATTTATTCCACAATTCTTTATTATCTTTTGCTGCTTCTCGTATTTCTCGTTCAAGTCCATCGGCAGAAATCCACCATCCAACATTTACGAACGCATCACCTAATATTGTTGAATCTTTAATGAATTCTATTCTACTTGGTAAACTCATATTATACCTTTCTCCAAAATGTAAACTTTGTCAATGCATTAATACCACAAAACGTATTTTCTTCAATTATATTCTCAATCTCACTTACTTCCATTCCATTCTGAATCATTTCATTGATATCTTTATAACCAATCGTATC